AACATCTCTTGTAGGTGTCTTGGTAGTACCACCAACAACGTATCCAATTTTTGCAGATTTGATAAGATCTTTGGATGCAGCAGCAGTATCTCCAACAGGACCAAATAGGTATGTTTTGGCAGTAAATCTAAATGTATAAATTAATGATCTACGAGTTGTAAAATCTCCTTCATAATCATCTTCCATTGTAATATTTTCAATTATAACAGGTATATCTCTTTTCTCTCCAATGGTGCTTACAAGGTCTACACTTAAATTATATGCAGGTTGGAAATATGGTAATATCTGTTCTACAATCTGAAGCATATCATCATTTAACTTTGTAAATACTGAAAGTTCAAAAGACATATTATAAGGAACAGGCATATATGTTTTTCTAATAGCCGTTGCAATTCCTACTGTATGTGATTTAAATGTTTGAGTTGTTGTTACTTTTCTTGATCCATCATACTGCAAACCAGTAAATTCAAATGACATTCTAGGTAATGTCACTGAAGTTGGTTTATTGAGATCGGGTGATTGCTGAAGACGTGCTAAAAACTTCTGAGTAGGTCCATATGCAAGAGGAACTCTGATAGTGCTTACAACATTATCATCAGAATCTTCATGTTGAATTTCTATTCCATTAAAAAGAGTTCCAAACGAAATAATCGTCCTTCTCAATATTTCGTGGTAAAAATACTCAAACATTGCTATAAACCTAGTATATTATATTTAGGGGGTTCCAAATGGATTCTTTTCACTGAAGTCCAAAATAGAATCTGCTTGAGTTTCTATTTCTAAATTATCAGGATATTCACTGACTGTATTATCTAGTTGTTCTGTCTTCAATTGATAAGTAGCTCCACTTTCTTCTCCAGTAATAGTTTCTCCTGTGATAAAGTCTCCAGTAGTATTGGATATGACCAAGGTGTCTGTTACAGCATTCCATGTCTTCACAAGTGCTGTCTTACCACTCTGTGATCCAGTTATAGTCTCATTGTCTACAAAGTCTCCTGTTCCTGCCATATAAGGAGATCCAATAGTGATTGTAGGTGCAACAGTATAACCAGCACCAGCATAAGACATGTAAACATTGGAAATAGTTCCTGCAGAACTTACAACCGCAATAGCAGATGCAGTAGTTCCAATACCAGGTCCACTGATGGTTACAGAAGGTGCTGTAGTGTATCCAGAACCACCACTAGTTAGAGTAACAACTCCAACAACGTTATCACTAATTCTAGTAGTTGCAGCAGCTCCAACACCATCAGTGTTACTACTTAATACAACAATTCCAGGATTGTCAGTATATCCAATACCTGGATTTTGTACATAGATTCCTTGTACTTTAGAACCTATTTCAGATCCATCACAATTAACAATTCCATCAAGAAGAGTGGCAATTCCCACAGCTCGACCACCTATTGTAGGAGAAGATGAAATTGCTACATTAGGTACAGCTGTGTATCTTTCACCTCTATCAGTTATAATAATTTGATTAACAGCACCAGTGGTTACAACTCCTGCGATTGCTGTTGCAGTGGTTCCTGCAGATACCAAAGTAAGAGTTCGTAAGTTGAAATCTACATCTACTGTATCATCAATATCCTCAATACCAGTATCAATAACCTCATCTTCTGGTCTGAATAGTTCACAAGTTAATGTATATACGTAATTTTTCTTTAACTGATAAAATGGTTTTTCGTGCTCTACAAACTTAATCTCAAATAATCTATCACCAAAGGGGAAATATACTAAATCTCCTTCTCTAGGTCTATCATATATTTCAACATTCGGTAAATCAATATCAGGTAAATTCTTAATCAAAGGGGAAATATAATTTTGATATCTTTCCCTTGAAATAGTGACAATCAATTCTTTATTAGATTGAATACCAAACTTGGAAAGCATTACGGTATTATCACCATACCCATCAAAATTTTCTACATATGCCTCAATAGGATAAGAATTACTGAACTTAGATTCAATTACTTCTCTAATAATAGTATTAGTGGTGGCATACTGACGAGGGAGATAATGAACTTCCACCCCGTATATTGTCAACTGTTCATTAATTAAATCTTGTACAAGATTCTGTTCACTCGTTGATCCTTGTAGAAAAAAGGGATTTAATGCCATTATCCTATCATATCTAGAGGTGGTAATTCATAAGTATTGGACATCATCTCTCTTATTACTTCGAGATCTTTCATTCCATCTTCATAGATTGCTCGACCATCAAGTTCAACTCCACCAGGAAGTTTTACTCCTTGGAACTTAATTAAATTTTGTCCCCACTGTCTTTTTAAATTAGCTGTAAAATACTTTTTAAGAAAAGAATCATTATATACTCTGGTATAATCATTTGGATCAAGAGTTCTGAAACAATCCAATATTAACCAATCACCTACAGTAACACTTTCCCAATCAATATCAAGATACAATCTATCCATTCTCTGATTAAATCTTATTTGCTTTTCAGTGGTCAATAAGTAATCAATATCAGACAAATAAGTCTTAGTCATTGCATAACTTAAAAGACCATCATATCCAAGGTTAAAAGCAACATCATTTAAGAATAACTGATACTTAACACTAAACATATTGTTAGTAGCAGTATTAGCACCATCAAAACGGAATACCTTGTATACCCCAATAACAGCAGGTGGTACTTGTAAATAATTACTGTTCTCTTTCCAATCAAACTGAACTGATACCCCATCAATAGTTGAAGATGCAGTAGTAGTTGTTATTCCCGTAACACTAGTTTCACCTGGACCTTTTCCTCTATCAACATCTTCTTGCGTAAATTGATATTTTAAATATGTTTGTAATACTCCATCAAAATGCCTTTCTTGAAAATATTGAATAGAATCATCCAATATATCCTCTACTTGCTCATCCGCAACATTAATTTCCAGCACAGGGGCTCCTAACTGCCTCTTAGCATAATCTATTAACTGTGCTCGACTTGCTGGTTGTGCCATGTATTTACTATTCCTGTGAAATTATTTAGGAAGGTGCAGAAGAGATACCTGCTTTAACTATAATCGAACCCTGAACTAGTCTATAAATTGTAGACGCTGTAGATACCCTACTGAAGGTTACAGCAGTACCAGGAAGGATCTGAGACCCCGATGTGAAGGCAGTTCCCACTTCAATGGTATTACCCGTAGAAACAGTGACTACAGGCACTTCTGTAAGTTGATCACTTATTGTTACCGAGTCACCAACAGCAACATTAGTAACCTTATTCAGGGTAAATGTTGTTGTTCCAATACCAGCAGTGCTTCCTACTGATATAGCAGTTTCTAATACATCTGTAGTATTAGATGAAGAAGCAGAATTCACTAAAATATCATAAACATATCTTCCTCCTGCTAAATTTCTAGATGCAGTAGATCCTAAAGAAATTTCTATTTTTCCACCAGCTTCACTAGTAAATCCTACACTAAATGTAGCAGCAACAATATCAGTAGCACCTACTGCCACACTCTTTATCATCTGGGAAGAACCACTATAATCAGTAAAATTAAAAGCAGTCCCGTTAGGATTAGTTACTGTAAATATGTTACTAAAATTAGCACCACCATTAATGGTTAAATTAGACTCATAAGGAGTTCCTGATGCAACATCAAATGTTATATTTTGATTAGCCATTTACTAACTCCTTGAGTAAAGATTTAATTTCATTAATCTCATTTTTTAAATTATCAAGATCGTCTTTCATGTTATCTATTTTATCATTTTCACTATGTCTCAGTTTTTTCTGAGACATATATTCACTGTATCCTGTGGAATTTTTATTCACAATGGAATTGGTTTTAGGGTCTCTATACAGTCCAGTATGACCCTCCACTTTAAGATAAGACATTTTAGGCAAGTGCTAGGACTCTTAGGTCTTTCACACGAGGAACATATACCTGAGTAGTAGAAGTCATTACAAGTTTGATTCTATAGTATTTGAAAGAAGGGAGATCATTTGCAGTAAAAGATCTTTCTTTAAAATCATTTGAATCAGGTTCAGTTAATTGATTATTAGTAGGTGCAACAAATACATCAGGTCTTCCATTATTATCAGCTGGATCAATTACCTCTCCTCTTTCATTAAGGTTATTATATCCTGGGAAAGGTCTATAAACTGGTTCAAAGTTTTCATTATTACTAATTGCATAGAATGCCCTAATATCACAACTATCATTTAAATAAACATTTGCTAAAATTTTGATAGAAGATGCTGCATTTTCTAATGCAATTTCTTTAGAAAGATATTGGAAAGCATTAGGATCATCAAACAGACTATTAACTCTGTTATCAGTTATGTAACTACTAACTCCAATAGGAGCGTTAACTCTATTAGAAATAAAGATAGCACTCATTCTTTGACTATCAATCACAGGTGATAATCTAGAATCCACAGTTGATAAATTAATTTGCATATTTAAAGATTTATTTCCAGGTAATGCACTTAATTTATTTGTTTCATTAATCTTAGAAGCAATGATTCTAGGAGTAGAAAGAAGATTATTTTCACCTATTGCAACAGATTCAAATGCTTGTTCAAGATAACCACTTTCACTTCCATCCAAACTTACACCTGTAATAGTTTTTACTTGTGCAGAAATATCAGTTCCTGGAACTGCAAGAGTTTGAATTTTAGGATTAATTATTTCAAAAGGAATATTCTGAGTAGCAGTTACATTTATTCCCCCTGCTGCTTCAGTTTCTCCTGCATATAATATAGGGAAACTTTCTCCAGTAGATCTGCCCAATCCACTAGAACCCATATCTAATTTAATAGTATAGGAATCAAAAGTAATTGCATCCGCAATGGACACATTTGCTAAATTATGTGTTTTATTAATTCTTCTTAATGAAACTCCATTCAATTCATATTTGTAAACTGGAGTTCCCGCAAGATAATCTTTAGCTGATGTAGAATCAATTGATCTAGAAGTAATACCTATATTTGCACCTGATGCAGAACTATATGAAAGGATTTCATCCCCAATCTTCAAGTATCCATAATTGGTAGTTCCAACTCCTACATTTTCAAATGTATCTAAATTAGTAACATCATCAACAGCAATATCACCAGTAGCGGTTGAATCTAAATCATTTGTTAATTTAGTTGGAATAATATTAGTTGCAACATCAGAAAGTGTTACATAATTATCACTGAAATACATTCCATGATTTTTATGATTAACAACTATATTGGTTCCACTATTAACTTCAATAATTTCAGAAATTGAAACATTTCCTCCTACATTATTAGCACCATTTAAGTCAGTGGTAATTCCAGACAAGTTGAGATATTGAACTGTCTTACCAGCTCCTGTTACAAAATCACCTTGAACCTTATCAAGAACTAATTGAGTCACACTAGAAATTCCAACAACAGATAATCTAACATTAGATCCTATCGCATCATTACCAATACCTGTTGCTCCTATTCCTAGAATATCACCTGCAACAAATCCATCACCACCAGCCGTAATTGTTGCACCAGTTGCAACTCCATTTTCAACAGTGATCTTAGCAGTTGCATTGAGACCACTTCCAGTTATACTGCTTAGTTTAACATCTGGGAATACATATCCACCTGATGTTGGTGTAAGTCCAATACCTGCATTAATAATATTTAAAGTTCCTGTTGCAATTCCTGCACTAGCAACATAATTACCAGTAGCATTACTACCAAACTGTTTTACAGTATATCCTATTTTTAAATCAGCATCTTCTAAATTAGATCCAATTCCTATTCTAACTTTTCTTGCAGTTATATTTAAAGGATCTGGTAATAAAGTAGCAATTTGACTATTACCTTGAGAAAGTTCAGGACTATAAACTTCTAAGGATCCTGTAGATGCAAAATCAGCTCTATAAAGGGTAAATTTCAAATCTTCCCATTGACTTGGTTCCCATGTAGATCCATTCTGAGATTTGAATAAAGAACCTAAGAATGGTTGTTGGGAAATAAATGTTCCTGTTATAAGATCAGTTTCTCCTACTCGTGAAATAAATGCAGAATACTTAGTTGATTCTGAAAGAAGAACTATTGCATATTCAGTCCCACTTTCAACATAAATTGGTGCATCGAATGTAAATGTAGTAGCCACCGTCCCATTAGTAGAAGTTGTAACTTCTGATGGTGATAATACAATCTCGGAGAATGGAATAACCTTTGTTGTAGGTGTGCCATTTTCCATTGTTCTTAACTGGAAAGTAACAGGAAGTCCTGTATCATCTTTAGTCGCAAAGTATACATCACAACTTGTTAGAAAAACTCCTTTAGAGTCTTCCACCAAGAATGATTGAGCTAAAGGATCCCAATTTCTAACAGTTATCGTTGTTTCTCTAGTTCCTCCTACCTCAGTCCATCCACCCGTATTTCTTGTCTCATTAAGACTTGTAGTGTCAATTCTAGCGTTTCTTACAGAAACAATATCTTCTTGGACTGTTTCTAAAATTCCTGTAGATCTAAATCCTTCCTCTGCAATTGTAGTAGCACTGTTTCTATCAAGAGTAGCATTATTAATAAGAGTGAATACTTTTTCCCCTGTTTCAAATCTTGGATGAACTCCATTATTTGAATTAGGAATATAAAGACTACCTAATAAATTTGCTCCAATATCAGATACTAATCTAATATTATTAACAACTGCTAATGCTCCACTTGTTTCTCCAACTAAAATCATATCTTCTTCTACCCATCCCCAATATGAACCTTGAGGTTGATCTGCTAAAGAAAATGTATCAACGTTTAAAGTAGTAGAAGTTGATGAATAAGAAGATGGAACAGTTTCGCCATCATATGGATTAGATGGATATGTTCTCGTAGGTGCATTATATGCACCTTCTAAATGATTTGATTGTGCTACTCTAAAAGTAATTCTAGGATCTACTGTAGAATTAGTTTGTGGTGCAGAACCAATAGGCCTAGTTGATCCTGTAACTGTTTCTCCAATCTGGAATACACCAGAAGACATTGAAATTTCCAATAATTTAGGAACACAATATCTTGTTACATCTATGCCATCTAAGAAAGCATTTAATTGAGTAGATGGTTTAAGTCGTTTTGCAACAAATTGAACATTACGAGATCTCATGAATCCAATAAGGTCTCTACTTACCAATCTATCTCCTTGAGAAGTACGATCAAACTGCTCCGTTACAACTCTTCTAGTTCCTGATCTAGATTCATTACCAACCAGTCTTTGCTCTGTAAAATTGGTGGTAATTAATTCTCTCCGTCGGAATCCAACAATACTACCCCATCTCGTGTCTCTCCCCCGTCTAGTCTCTACTTCTCCTGTCCAATTAGTTTCCCATGAATCCCAAACAATTGATCCAAATCCACTTTGAGGATTTCCACCAAATTGTTGAGTAAATTCAGCAACCGTTTCTGCAAAATCGCCTTCAACATTAATAATATTTGCTTCTAATCTTGTTGTATCAAGCCAGTTATCAGAGGCTGGTGTGAGATCTAGAGTTCCTTGCCAAAAAGATATTAAGAAAGGAGTTACAGACTCACTTCTAGTTCCTGCAGATTGTTTTAACCACTCCACTTCATTATAACTAAGTGTTATAGCATCTCCTGTTCTCTTAATATTAGTTCCTTGTGGATTAATAAATCTTTTATCTGCATTGGCATTTATTCCCTCCACAGGCCCTAATTCTAGATCCACTGCCGTTGTATAATGCTCTGGTCTTAAAATTTGATTTGCTAGATCTAAACTATTTTTATATCCAACAAGAGTTGTTTGAGCAAGGAAATTAGTAAAATTATCTACAAAGAATCCAGCTTTAAATTTATTAAATCCTGCAGAATCAGGAAGGAAAAGACTTGCAGTATTTGCTTCTAATAAAGAAAGGGATGTATAATATTCTAAAGAAGTAATTCTTTTTTCAAGTCGGTTAATATCCGACATTTTAAATCTCTTATAGTCTAAGAAATTTATAGAAACATTAGATGTATTATAAAGATATGGAGGTAAAAAGGCAGTTGCAATCTTTAATGCATCATCAACTATTACTGGTTCTTGAGGATCCTCTGAAGGAGTACCATATTTTACTTGGAAATTGCCATCTTTTGTTACATAAATGCTATCTATTCTACCAAGATAATATGAAAAATCAATCAATATTGTTTCATCTGATGCTAAAATATTTGCAGCAGAATTTCCAGACGCATTAAATTCTCTTCCATAGAATTCTAGAGGAGATCGTACATCTTCAGCCACAGTGTAATCAGAAACTCTAGGTCTAATATCAATTAAATCAGTATTTCTGATACCATTTACTGTCTGAATTTCGGTAGTATAATCAAAGGTATCATAAGAATTTTTAGTGGTAATATCACCATTATCAGTAGATTGATAATAACCATTTGAAAAATATATTTTTAATTGTTTAGCAGGTGCATCTGAATCTGCTTTTCTTTGAAGAGATGGGTATCCATAGAAAGATTGATTCTGACCATTTTCAAAAGTATAATTGGAAGAGATGTTAGAACTTGTATAACCTAAAGTAACGACTGATCCTTCAATTTTAGATTCTTCAAAAGAAACGGCCTCACCCTCTTTAAAATTGATATCATTTTCATTGATAATTGCAATTTTACTAGCAGAAATTATTTCAGCAACAATTGCACATGCACTAGTAGTTTTTCCTGTTATTTTTTCACCTACTACTAAATCAGAAGTTGTTCCTGTTGATCCACTTAATGCTGTTAAAATTACAGTAGGAGCTGCAGCAGCAGAAGTATTAACAGATTCATAAACAGCATGTACAGTTATTAAATCTGCAACATTCAAAGAAATATCATTATCTTGTACTCTTGTACCATATGGATAATTACCATAAGTTAATCCATCATTAAGAGTGGTAGAACCAATACCTGATGCAGAAGCAGTAGATTTGTCTACTAAAATGCTATTAACTCTATTTCTAATTTTTTCTTTTGCTTTAGGTTTTTGTTTCTTTAATGTGGTTATAAGAGTTGCGTCATCTATACCAGCACTTAAACCTTGAATTTGTAATCTAGTAGAACCAGAAGTTATTTTAACTTTATCTTCCGTTAAAACTTCTGTTGTTCCATCTCCTTTAATTAAAGTATATCTTTCAGGAGTAAATGGTAAGAATGTTTCATTTGTACCAGATGCAACCTGCTCTGAAAGCTGATTACCAGTTACAAGTACACTTTGAGTCTTTCTAATTCTTATAGTTCCATCAGTTAAATTAACGTTAGAAATATTAGGAACGGGTAATTTAGTATAGAAAGAATTATCATCAGAATCTTGCAAATCTGTGCTGACAACTGTTAAATCAGAAACCTGAGTGATAACAGAAGGTAATTTACCATCAGCTACACCACTAACCGTATTGACACCTGTTACAACAACATGAGTAGTACCAACACTGACTACAGATGCCATAATTGGTTCATTATATACACTTGTCTCACTAGGACTAAATTTAAGAATATTACCAACTTTAATATTTCCAGGAAATAATGGATTGGTACTTCTACATGTACTAATAGAACGACTCGGATATCCTAAAAGACCAACATCATAACGATGAGGAGTAATAGTTGCAATACCAATACTAGTAGTATCAGTCTGAATAGTGTCTGCAGAAAATGTCTGTGCAGCACCAACCGTATTCATACCAACACCATTGGTATTACCAAATACTGATTTAACATCAGAAATGCCAAAAGCAGTTACCGCAATAGCAACTCTTGTATTTTCTACACCATCAATTATAAAATTCTCATTTTTTATAAAATCTCCATCTACTTCATATAAAGATAATGCAGTACTACTAGTTACAGCATCCTTTAAAAATGCAGTAGCTCCACTATGCTTTCCTTTAACATGAGTTGGAACAGTTAATGTTATATTTTCATTTAAAGTAACTTCAGTAACTGTCTGTAAGTCATATAGTTTTAAATCCCATTCATTAGTATTTGAAAGTTCTCTACTATAGGAACCTGAATTTAAATCGGCATCATATACTCTTGCAACTCCAATTTCTTTACCTGCTGGTATTGTAGCCGCAAGTCCTACTCTTTTATCTCTTAAACTAACAATATAAGTATTACCAATACCAATTTGAGGTGATCCATAAACAGTATTTAATTTTAAAGTAGATCCTGTATTAAACTCAAGTGCTTGATCCTCTAAAGTTTGAGTTGTTCTTGGTTTAGGAGAATCCAAATATGTCGCACTAATTGTCTCTATATCATATCCTTTTACAAATGCTCTACCTGGAGAAATTTGATATAATCCAAGATTTTTTGCAGGTGATTTACCACTAGGGGTTGATTGATTAATATTAAATATTCCATTATTTCCTTGATAATTATTTAAAGAATCCTTTAATTTAACTCCAAAAGGTTTTACATAGTAATCACCAGATTCAGCATAGGTTCTTCTTGCCAATTCATCAGCTATAATATTATATTCTGTTTTTTCTTTTTTAGATTTTATTATACCATTTTCAATACTTGCAAGTTCAATAAAATTATTGTCATCAAAATCATCTAAAGATTTTTTAATTAAAGAAGTGGTTATTTTAAATCTATCTGCTCCTGGAGCTGCAAAGTTAGTAAATCCTCTTGCATTATCATTTAAACTTGGATTGATGTCAGCATTAATTACTTGTTCATCAATATAAAGACCAACTCTATAATTAGGAGTGCTTGAATATTGATCAAGAATAATCCTTTGACTACTTACGTTTACAAATTGACCTCTGGTAAAATATATTCCTTCTGCTATGGAAAATGCAGATCCAGCAGATGTAGCATCTGAAACCAATGTAGATGCTAATGGTTCACCTGAAACAATTGTAGTATTAGCAGATATAACATCTCTATCAACACTTAATAGTTCATCATCTAAAAATTTAGATGTAGAATTATCATTAGAACCTGATCCAACATATTTTACATAAAGAGTTGTATTTCCTTTCTCAGAATTTCTTGCTGATAGAATTGTATCTACAACTGCTGTTACTCCTGAGGTTAATCCAGTAATTTTTCTACCATTTAATTGATTAATATAATCAGATACAGGAATTCCTAGATATACATTTTCAAGTTGTACTGCTTCATATGGGGTTGTATATGTCGTATTTCCAGGTACTATCTTAGCTCCTTCTTTAAAGAAGTGTTGACCAAATTTCTCAATCTGATTTTGTAAGATTGATTGGAGGTTGTTTAACTCTCGTGCTTGTACTGGATAAGCAGGTTTAAATAAAACCTTATAATAGTCATTATTTGCATTAAAATCGTCAAAGTAGGGTGCTACGTTAAGATTGGTTTCCTGTGACATAATTCTTTAGAATTGCAAAATGACTTTGATATCTTCTTTTTGGTTAGTAGACCTTGT